GGATTTTCTGTAAAAAAAACATCCTGGGTACCCGTTGTGGCGAGCTGGACCCGACCCGCCATTTCTATTATTAGATGTTAAAATTTTAAACCAGCTAAACCGCTTTCAATGTGTAATACATTATAACTACGAGCGTACACATCTACATTAATATTACGTGTTTTATTGGCTACTGTCGTTCCCGATGTAGTGGTCGGTAAGGTGTCGAGCTCTATATCCAATTTTTTATGAATAATGCGACTCATGTTCAGTTGACCAGTGGGATAATACACCTCTGGGTTAAGTGCGAACGAATATATGTAAAATTCATATGCGGGATCCGGACATCCGGTATGATACCGAAGTGCCTGTTGATACGCGAGATACTGACCACTGTGATCGAACACGGTCGCACCATTACATTGAAAGTCTATATTCTTAATCGTTCTGTGATCTGATCGTTTCGTGTTGGTAGATGAACTTGTGGCAATTCCTTTCAAAATACTTGAAAATGACTGATCTGCTGATGAGGTGTTGAGTAAACGGTCTTCTGCATTGAAATTGTTTCCAGTCTCTTCCTTCGCGAGAAACATGAGTTCTTTCACTGGATTTGTGAATTTCAGCAGCACAGATTTTTTGAGTTCTCCTTGTTTGAATTGTATGGTCGATTTTTGTAATTGGGTAATTACGTATTCCATCGGACGCGTGAGTAAGAAGTTTTTTTCATCTTCTGTGATGAAATAGAAATCAGTTATGAGCGAGGCACTCTTAATAGAACCTTCGGTTGTTTTCTCTCTCGTTACAAGTCCATTAGATGGTATCGTGTATTTAAATGATACGTCATCATCTACATCCCTGAATGTTATACGAACTTCTACGAGTTGTTTAGTGAGTGCGCATATAGGAACCGCTAAACTCGGGTTCCTATGGAAATAGAATGGAAGGTTGACATAGAATGTATTATAACTATCAGAGACTGTCAACGTCTCATTATGACCATTCATAAAATAGAGTGACCCACCTGAACCCGCGTCATCCTTATTACTATGTAACTGATCATACATATAAATATAGTCTCCAGTAAGTCTCTCGATGATTTGTCCACCTATCACCAGGTCAGCATACTTTATGATACTCTTACCCACTGGTATATTGTAATACGGGATACTCCCCGCTTCAGGGGTGAGGTTCCCAAGTTTAACTTTTAGAATCATTCCCCGTATGAGATCACCGATGTTAGTAGGTATACGACATTCTACAGAACTCCCAAACGAAATATCGCCAGTGAATGGCATTTCCACCGATTCCGTAGAGAAGCGTGTATGTCTCTTGAACAGCGTCACAAAATACGAGAACTGTGGTTCTCCAGTAAGCCACTGATCCTGGATACCCGTGACAGCAAGTTGCACGCGACCTGCCATTCTTATTACACGTGAGTAAAATTTTATGAAATAAAACGGGGCGGTATTATAGATGGATTTGCGGTTAAGAAAATTTAATCCCGCGACAATGGCTGATGACAAAGTCCTCGTGTTTATCGGTAAACGTAATACAGGTAAGTCCACACTCGTGACAGACATCCTGTGGCATAAAAAACATTTACCAGCAGGGATCGTACTGTCAGCGACTGAGGAAGGTAATCATTATTATCAGCAGTATATTCCAGACCTGTTCATATACGGTGATTACGACAGGGAAGCTATAGAACGCGTGATGGATCGTCAGAGAAGGCTCGTGGGTGCCGGTAAAACAAATTGTGGTGCGTTTTTACTTTTGGATGATTGTATGTATGATAACAAATTCATGCGCGATACGTGCATCCGTCAATGTTTCATGAACGGTCGTCACTGGAAAATCTTCTTCATGTTGACAATGCAGTATTGTATGGACCTTCCACCAGCACTTCGCGCAAACGTTGATTATGTTTTTATTCTCAGGGAAAACATCATCCAAAATCGTGAAAAATTGTACAAATCGTTTTTTGGGATCTTCCCCACGTTTGATATGTTTAACAAAGTGATGGATTCGTGTACCGAAAACTACGAATGCTTAGTGCTAGATAATACCTCCAAATCAAATAGAATAGAGGACTGTGTTTTCTGGTACAAAGCGAAATTACATAAAAATTTCAAAGTAGGCGCTCCAGAATATTGGGCTGAACATAAAAAGTCATTCAATCCTAAACGAAATGGAAACAAGATCGACCCTAAGAACGTGAAGGGGCGTTCTACTCAATTGAAAATTACCAAAACGAGATAATTTCTATATTTACAATAAGATGTCACAGGGGACGCGAAAACGCAACAAACCCAATAGGTCGACGAATATCAACTTTAGCCCAGGACCAATGAAAGTTGTAAAAACTTCAAAGGTTGTAAGATCAATACCCCAATTACCACGAAATTTGGGTATGTCTTGCACAAGACCGGGGTATATCAGGTATATCGACGAATTGAGATCGCGTCTAGACGGCGTACGTTATAAGGATAAGAGGATACGTGTAAGGTATTTAGAATATGACGATAGTATGAATAAAGGTATTGTTGTGAATACATCCGAACAGTTGTTAAATATGAAGCCTAAAATACAATTCAAGAATAACGGGACAACGGTACCCACTCTTAATGCGCCACCGGGAAGTATTCATTATTTTTTAATCAGTATCACTAAACGGAACAACCCGACTATGGGTCATGCGATTAATGTTCTAATGGATACTGGTAATCCAGAACCACGTATATGGGTGTTTGATCCACATGGACGTAATGCGATGAACAGGAATGGGTTCGGTAGTATATTACGAAACCGTATATTACCAAATATGAAAAAGATGTTCGGGAGTGTATTCGATAACACCATTACGAGATATTATACCGGCCCTAATTTACAGGCTAATAATACCCGTGGCGTATGTACAACATTTCACTTAGATTTCGCACAAGCAATTCCGGCACTGTTAAACGAAACTGCGAATATACAAAAATTCCGTGATCAAAATGTGAATATAGCCGGTCGTGTCGCGTTCTTAAATAACCCTACACTGTTTTCAAATGTAACAGGTAAACGTGTCACTAAAAAGAACACAAAAACGCCACCTAAACTTACGATGACGATGGGTGTGACGACAAAGAAAAAAACGAGGAAAAAACGATAATACTTAAAATAGTTGTATATTGTACCAAAGGTAGTGTATGAAGGTTAATATCCTGACGCCATCTATGGCTATAAAAAAGACGCATGTGAAATTATCTCGGCGAGTTGTCCAGGATTTAAAAGAAGTTAGTAAATTATCTTCTGTTAAACAGTGGGAGTATGCTGGAAATGTGAAATACATGGGTAATAATGTATTCAGTAAACCAAGTATAGTGACTTCTAAGAAACGGAACTGCGTTGACATTGATGACATTACAAAAGTCTGGTACTCTGAAATTTCATATCATACACACCCCGGAATAGGGCATAGTGAAGATGTCACTTGTCAGAGTACACCTATTTTCGCTACACTTCCTAGCAATGCTGATTTTGAAGCATACATAAAAGGGTTTCCGGAAATGCAGGTTAATATCATATGCGACTCGCATGGATATTATGTCATTGACATCCTACAATCCACATATGATTTTGCACTACCTTTACCTGCATCCATCAACCTGTACATGAGAAATCTTCGTTCTACACCTTTCATGCGTATATGCGTATTCTCCGATGACGGTCTCGAGTATTTTCAAACGACTATGAAAAATTGGAAACGACAAATAAATGAAAATGTTAACAAAGATCTAATGAATTTGTATGGGGTATCGATTATGTACTATACGTACGAAGAAGAACCTCCGGAAATCACCTTATATCAGGGTATAGACGTAGCATAGAATCTTCTAATTCATCCACCTCATCCCATGCGATATAACACGCAATGGATGTTTTATCTTTATCACATATCTCATGAGCTTCTTGTACCGCTTCTTTAAAGCGTAGACGAAGTCTCGTATTATCCGGTATTCTTGATGGTGTCGATGTAGGCGTATTTTTGTAAATGTGATTGAGTACATTTTCGCGTGTCTTAGCTAATCGCTGTTTGTAATAATCTTGTGGTGTGTGACAAATACATAACATCCTCGTATACTGTATAAAGAGAATAATATCTTTAAACAATATATGAACATGTTTTCATGTTACTCAAAGCGGGTATTATCAGGAATCGATGATTCGTTTCCTGTTTTTAGTTTGAATAACTATGAAGGGTACGCAAAAATTACAAGTGTTTACGACGGAGACACTTTTAGAGCTGCTATCATTAAGCACGGGCGCGTGCTTAAATTCACTTTTCGAACACTCGGATACGATTCACCGGAGATGAAACCTGTACTATCTATGTCACGTCGAAATGACCACGTATATGTAGCAAAACTCGCACGCGATACGTTCAAACAAGAATGTGGCTTTGACGACCGCGCACCCTTCGAACGATGGAACCCGTTTTTATGTAGAAATAAGGTAAATGGTTTGGTTTGGATAAAATGCGGTAAAAACGATAAATACGGACGAACTCTAGTTACGGTATATAGGCATAAAGGAGATACAATGTCGGTAAATGAAAAGATGCTCTCATCTGGGCTTGTAAATGCTTATGATGGTCGCACAAAACCTAAATTTCATATCCGAATATAAAGAATTGTGTATATACAACTGTATAAGATGTCTACCTACAACGTCGAACCTTGTACTTTCATTTACCGCATCTCCTCTCTCGAAAAGGTCGTAGATGGCGATACCATTGATGTTGCCATTGATCTTGGCTTTGATGTATGTACGAAGCAGCGCGTTCGTCTCCTGGGTATTGATACACCCGAGTCGCGCACATCGGATAAGGAGGAGAAGAAGTTTGGTCTCCTCTCGAAGAAGAAGTTGAAGGAGTGGTGTTTGAAGGCTGTCGCGTCTGAGAAGGATGATATTGAAATCGAGCTCAGATGCCCAGAGGCGGACTCGAGAGGTAAGTTTGGTCGCGTCCTCGGAGAAGTTTGGGTCTCTGAGGATGGTGTATGGACGAATGTAAACAAGTGGCTATGCGATGAAGGGTATGCCGTACCTTACAATGCTCAGAATAAGGCGGAAGTAGAGGGTCTTCACATGATCAACCGTAAGAAGTTGATTGATCGAGGTGAGATCGAAGTGTAATTTTTTCTAATACTATATAAATGATAGGCAAATTACTGATACTACTCATCATGAGTATATTTATGGCCGCGGCCATTCTATTTTTTACAGAACCGAAAAGTGAATTCCATGCGAAAGCTAAATTTTTCATGTCTGTTAAACTATTTGAACTTCAGAAGATGATTAATCCCGATGCGAAGATGGATTAGTATATTAAAGAATTACAACATAGTAAATACACTAGACAGTTAAGCTAAGATGCCCGAGTTGGTCTAAGGGGTGCGACTTAAGATCGCCTGTGCTTTGCACGCGTGGGTTCGAACCCCACTCTTAGCAGTCGCTCCTATGGTGTAGTTGGTCAACACTGTGGACTTTGAATCCACCACCCCAAGTTCAAGTCTTGGTGGGAGCTTACCCTTCCTTAGCTCAGTTGGTAGAGCAGTGGACTGTAGTTCCAT